GGTGCTGGCGTGGTCGCATTCACCCCGGCCGCACCCTTGTTGCCGCCTGCGCCCTGTGCCGGGGCACCCGGTGTCGGCGCGGGCGTGGCGCCGATCTTCTGCTGATGGGTCGCGACGCCCTGATGCCGCTTCAGGTACTGCGCCTCGGTGCCACTCGCCTGCGCCTTCGCGAGCCCCTTCGTCTGCTGCGCGGTGAGCGGCTTCGCGCCGAGCCCTGCACCGGGCGCGCCACCCTTCTGGCCCCCCGCACCCTGTGCGGGAGCACCCGGCGGCTTCTTCGGCGCAGGCGGCGGCTTCGGCGCCTTCGGCGGTGCCGCCTGTCCCGCTGCCTTCTGTCCCCCCGCACCCTGCGCGGGGGCCCCTGCGGCTGGCTTCTTCTGCTGCGCCATGGCGCGTTACCGTGGCACGGCGCCTGCCGCGCCGGGGAGTCGCGCGATCTGCTGCTGCAGCTGTGCCGGTGCGGGCTTTCCCTTCCCACCACCGGGCCCCTGTGCGGGTGCGCCGGGCGGTGGTGCACCGGGTAGCTGCGCGACTTGCTGCTTCACCGGTCCCTGCATCCCGCCCGCACCTTTTCCACCACCCGCTCCCTGTGCGGGCGCGCCCGGTGGCGGCATCCGCTGCATGCCCTTGATCGCGCCCATCTGCGGCTGGAGCTGCCCCCAGTTCTGCATCGTCTGGGGGTTCCGTGCGGTGAGCTGCGAGAGCATGTCGCCGCCGCCAGCCTGCGGCGTCTGCATCCCGGTCGAGCTCTGCGGGGTGCCCAGCGCGCCCATGTTCTGCATGGCCTGCCACCCCGCCGGCATCGTCTGCCCGATCGCCATATTCCCGAGTGGTCCCCCCATCGGACCTCGCTGCGTCGCGAGCGGGCTCGACCCCATCGGTTGCTGTGTCTGCGCCATTGATCGCTCCTTATCCCTGGAGGCCGAACGACCGGAGGAACGCGAGACGGTCGGTCGACTGCGGCGTCGCCATCATCGGCAGCGGAGCCTCGCCTTGGAGGAAGGGCGGCGTATCCGGCGGCGGCTTGTAGATGATGCCCATCGGATCGAGCAGGCTCCCGGTGTCCTTCGTCGGGTCGTTCATCTGCGACATCAACCCGCCCAGCATCGACTGGCCCTGACCACCTCCCGCCATGGGTCACCCCTGCATGCCGAACGCGCGGAGGAACGCGAGTCGGTCGAGTTGCGGCGGTGGCGGCACCGCCGGCAGTTGCGGCGTCGAGATCTCCTGCGGCGGCGACCCAGGACGCTTCGCGGTCGCCATCTGGGTGCCCCCCTTCACGATGTCGGTCAGCGGCTTGTACCGCGTCGCGTAGTCGTTGAGCGTGTTGATGCCCTGTCCGATGGAATGGAAAAAGCCACCGGTGGGACTCGTCGCCGTCGCATCCGCCGCAGGCATGCCGGCAAGCGTGGTCCCACCGCCCGTGCTGAGTCCGGCGGTGATCGGCGCGGTCGACCCACCGGCACCCGCGAGGATCGCTTCCGCACCGGGGGCTGCTGCGGAGAGAGCTGGCGCGGACGCTGCCGCGAGCGGCGTCGAGATGCCGGATGCCAGCGCGCCCGCTTCTGGACCCGCTGCGGCGAGCAGCGGTGCCGCAGCGCCCGCACCGCCTGCCGCGCCGAGGCCCGCCGCGATGGGAGCTGCGGCGCCGGCCGCGCCCGCTGCGCCTGCTGCTGCCGGCAGTGCCGCTCCGGCCGCACCCGCTGCCGCAGGCGCTGCGGCGCCCGCACCACCCGCGAGCGCGCTCCCGATGGCGGTGGCAGCTGTGCCCACTGCCGTGCCCGCCGTCCCCGCTGCGGAGGCGATGAGCGGCACCACTGCTGCGAGCCAGGGCATTCCACGTCCTCCCTCTACGGTCGGTAGGTCGGTCCCTTGGTGGTCGCCCCGAGTTTCGTCTGCGCCTTCGCGAGCTTCTTCGTCGCCTGCTCATGCGGCTTGCCCAACGCCTCGCGGGTGTTGACCTTCGTCTGCAGGCGGTCGATCTGCTTCTGGAGGTCCGTCCGCGCCTTCACCTGCGAGCGGACGGGCGCCATCCCGATGCCCTCGATGTCTTCCTTCGTCGGCATGAACGGGAAGTAGCTTTCTCGCGATGGGAGCCCCAGCTGCTCACGCGTCTGGAGGCCTTGCTGCCCGCCTGCCGCGCCGGGGAGGAACGACCCCGGTTTGAAGCCAGGTGCGCTCGCGCCACCGGACCCCGTTGAGTCCGCCCCCGTGTCGGCGGCGCCGCTCAGCCGACTCGCGATCCCGCCCCCGAGTCCGTATGCGCGTCCGACGTCGCCGCTTTGGAGGTTCGAGATCGCCTGCTGCAGCGGCGTCGAGATGGCCGTCTCCGGGGGCTGCGCCATCTGGCCGATCAGGCCCCGCACCAGCTGGTCGTACGGCATCTCCAGCCGGGGCGGGACGTCCCGGCCCGTCGTCCCCTTCTGCCACTGGTACGAACTCCCGCGCCCGCCGAAGCTCATGGTGGAACTCCTCCTCGAGCGCCGGGGCAGCGGCGTTCTCCGTCAGCCGATGGACGAATACTACACGGTCGAATCGATATCCATGCCTGCTGACCCAGCGGGCGTAGGCATCGAGCCGGGTCCGCCGGGCAGCGTAGAGCGCGGTCGCGGCGTGCCCGCGCGCCCAGGCGCACATCGTCTCATGGAGCAGCGACGGTGCCTCCCGCGCCCCCACCTGCGCCCAGGCCCAGGTCACCGCCCCGGTGATGGTCCGGGGCATGTCGACGTAGATCTTGGCCGCACTCCACGCGGCGAGCGCGCCATCCGCGAGCGCGATCCAGATGGCGGCGTACGGGCGCTGCCCCAAGTAGCTCTGGAGGTCGGCCCACGTCTCCGCTTCGGAGCGGTCGAACTCGGCCTCCATCTCGTTCAGCGTGGCGCGCAGCTCCTGCGCGAAGAGGCCGAACTGCGCGGGCGTCACGATCTCGTAGACGTTGATCATACGTGTCGCGGGGTCATGCGGAGCCAGAAGGACCAGCTCTTCAGCGAGAGCTTCGTCCCGCTGGGCGTGCTCGCCAGCAGCGCGTAGGCCGGGATCTCCTCGTTCTGGGGCATCGCCGCCGGGGCGAGTGGGCCGCGCGCGGCCACGGGCCCGACCCGCCCTTTCGTCCACGCGGCTGCGGTCGGCTGGTGCCACGACGCGAGGAGGACGAGACTCGTATCATTCTTCTGGTAGCCAATCCCGATGTCGAAGGCGCCCGAACACTGGGCCCAGCCAACGGCCCAGAGCGCCCACCGCTCAGGCGGCAGGAGGTGGCGCAGTTCCGACCACGGAATGAGCCACGTCCCCACCGCGATTGCGGTATTGGAAGTCAGGTCGACTGCCGTGTCCGTGATGATAGTCGCGCAGAGGATCTCCTCCTCGTAGTTGAGCACCTGCTCCAGGCGACGGAGCCGCTCCTCCACGGTGCCCGTGCTCGCGGGACGGATGGTGCTCACGCCATCGGCTCCTCGAGCGGCTGCGTGTCGGTCAGCAGCTCGCGGAGCATCGCGAGCGCGCCCCGCATCTGATGGATCGCCACGTCCATCTGCTCGAGCATGCTCGCCACCTTCGCGCGCTCCATCAGCTGCGTCTGCAGCCGCTCCTCCAGCGTCTTCGCCCGCGCCTCGATCACCGCCCGCTCCACCATTTTTAGTTCCTCGCCGCTAGTTCCTTGATGGCGTTGATCATCGCCACCAGGATCGGATGCATGTCGAAGGTCAGCACCTCGGTCGCGGTTTCGTCCTCTGGGTCAAGCTTGAGCATTGTGGTGCCCACACACTCAGGGAAGATCTCCTTAACTGCGCTCGCGTCGAAGCCATAGCAGAGCGGGCCGTCGGGCGTGGATTTCAGATGGTATGTGATGGGTTCAAGCTGGCAGATGGCGGCGAGCCCCTTGTCATACGGACCCATATCCTGCTTGAGGCGCGGGTCGGACGGATTCGACCAGGTGGTGCCGCTGGCCTTTTGGCCCGTGGGGCCGGTAAGAATCAGGTTGCCGCTGCCATCGAGATAGGAAACCAGATTGTTCGCAGGCGCCCCGTTCGGACCACGATAGAAGAATTGCACGGCCGCACTGGTCGCCGCGCCGGATGGTCCCGTCAGCTTGAGCATCCAACCACCCTTGGTCGCGTCTTGTGGCGCAAAGGGGCTGTTGGTGCTCCACACCGCATCGCCAGTGGCGTCAATAGATGAAGCCATCTGGCATGTGGTGCCGCCCGCACACATCGTGTTCCACTGGTTTACGGCTCCGTTCACTGACACTCTGCCCGCGTTGTCGAGCGTCAGCAGGGACGCGATCGCCCCTCCCGGCGCTTTCCGTTCCACTAGCAGCATGTCGGTATCGCCTCGCATCCCGAGCTGCCACGCCGGCTTCGCGTTATCATCTATCACCCAAGCATCGGATGTGTCGAAGGACTTGTTGTAAGATACATAGACTGCATCCCACGTCTGGGGCTGGATCAGCCGACCCTTGATTGTCCGACTGCCCCACCGAAGCGCGTTGCCCGATATGCCAGGGATCACCACCGTGCTATTCGCCAGCGTCGTCACCCCACCCGTGTCGATCCGCAGGCGCTCCTGCGTGGCGTTCGACCCAAGCGGCGTGACGTTGATCAAGAAGAGTGAGCCCGCCGTGGTCGTGCTGAACGTCTCCGCCGCAACGGCTTGCATCGAGACGCCGATTCCATACTGGCCGCTGCCCCAGAAGCCGTTGAAGGAATAGCTCCCGATGATGTCACCCGACTGGACGACGCCCAGCGACGGACGCGAGCGGCCGAGGAAGCACAGCGCACCTTGGCTTGGGATCGCGCTGTGGCTGATCGTGATGAGTGACGGCACCGTCGAGCCATCGCCGGCACCGCTGGCATTCAGGTTGGTCGTTAAAATGTCGCCGCAAGTAACTGGGTAAGTGGCCCCCTTGGCCGGCTGGAGCACTGAGCCGGTGTCTGTCCAGTTCGCTGCACCGGGAATGTCGACCCACGCTCCACCAGCGCGACCCTGGAATTTCCCACTCGCGTACTGGAGCGTGCCATCGACTGGCGTCGCCGCCGTACTGGCTCCGATCACCACCGCGCCAAGCACATCGAGCAGCTCGCGGCCCAGGGTTCCCGGTGCGATCGAGCCTGTCGAGAGGACCATCCCCTTGTTCGCGGTTTGCCACCAGATCGACCCATTCGCGTTGATCCGCAGCCGCTCACCCGAGAAGTTCTGCCCGAGCGATGCCGTCAGGAACCGCAGGTCGGTCCCGCCTGAGGAGCCGCTGTGTGTCTCGGCAGCCGTTGCGGTAATGGCTGCCAAGCGCGAGTAGATCGCGTCCCCGAACTGCACCATCGCAAAGTCGGTGAAGTTCGGTGCCGCTGTCGTCCGGCTGATCGTGACGGTTGGGAGCACCGCATCAGCATGTGTCGCGGGCCCACTCGAGATCGGGTACGTTGCGCTGTTGGTGGGCTGCAGGAGCGAGCCCGTGTCGGTCCATCCGCCGCCCCCGCCGCCAGCTCCTGGAATATCTACCCATGCGCCCCCCACACGACCCTGGAACTTCGTCCCCGTGTACTGCAGCGTGCCGTCCTGCGCGGCGAGCGCGACACTGAGTCGGATGCCTCCCTCGATCTCGAGCTTCTCCGATGGATTGGCCGCCGCCGAATTCGGTCCAATGTCAATGTTCCCCGTGGCTGCGACGAGCTTGAGAAAGCTTTGCGTCTGATCGTGATTGAAGATCAGCATCGCCTGCGAGCCGGTCCAGAGCCGCAGGGAGTTGTCATCGGCCTCGATGCCCGTCCGGCGACCCATCGTGCTGCCACCGGGGTCTGCCCAGGTGATGGCACGTCCGCTGGCGAGGAGAATGCCACGGTTGAAGAAGTCGAGTGGCTCGAGCATGTTCGCGTCGAGATCCTCGGCCCAGAGGCCTCCACCACCGCCGCCACCACCACCAGGGAGGTACGTCGCCGGATTGACCCACGCGATGGTCGGCTTGTTCGGCGTCCCGGCCTCGATGACTCCGAGGATCATGCCGAGGTTCGCGTGGATCGGCCACGGCGGCAGCGGCACGGAATCCTGATCGATGTTGTCGAGCGTCACCGCCTCGTCCTGGAGTGCCGCGTTGCCCACGGAATCGACCGCCATCGAGAGTGCCGTCACGCTGCCGTTCACGGGCGGGAGCTGTGACGGGATCACCCCTGGCTGGATCTTCGCGGCTGTGACGGACGCGTCCGCAAGGGCACGCGTCGAGACGGCACCCGCCGCGAACTTCGGCTCCGTCACACTGAGATCGGCAATCGGCTGCGCGGGCAGCGCGGCCCAGGCGAGCGCCGGGCCCGCGCCCACCGTCAGCCACTTGCCGACGTCGCCGCCCGTCGGGATCGGGGAGAGCCAGCAATCGGCGGCGGTCTTCGCGCGCGTGACCGCGCCCCCCGCGATGACGGGCGCCGGATAGGAGCCAGTCAAATCCCCGGTCGCCCCCCCACCGGGCGGGAAGGTGGCCGGCACGCCGAGCAGCTTCGCCCAGGACAGGCTGACGATGTGCGTATCGGTGATCGATGCCCCCTGGATGTGCGCGCCCGTGATGGTGTTCGCCGGGATCTTCGTGCCGATCACGGCGCCGTCCGCGATCTTCGGACTCGTCACCGCCCCGTTCGCGAGCATGTTCGTCGCGACGGACAGATCCGCGAGCGGTGGCAGGACGACCAGCCCGGTGTTCACCGCGTTGTAGATGGTGTCGAGGTCCGCATCGACCTCGGCCGCCTCGATCAGCGGATAGCCGTTGTCCCGCTCTGCCACGAAGGTCCGCGAGCCACTCGTCTTCTGCGGTCGTTGAACAGCCATCAGTTCCACTCCCCGATGTCGAGATCGTCGCGGTCCCATTCGGAGCGACGCCGGTCCTGTGCGGCGGGCGCAGCGGTACTGGGATTCGGACTGGTCGTCCGGTCGCCAGCGGAGACGGCCGCGAAGGCGAACCCGCGAATCCGCACCGCGCCGCCCGTGTGCGAGAACCGGAACCGCACCCACTTCCCGCGCACGTTGAGCGGGCCTTCCGACTCGCCCTGCGCGAGCGTGCACTGCTGATCCGGTCCCAGGGCATCGAAGACCGGCGAGAGATCGACGTACCAGCCGGGGCTCGCGGCGGTTGCCGGGCCGAGCGCCGGGTACTGCGCCTGCCAGTCGAGCTGGTCACGCGCCGCGCACTGCACGGTGAGCTGCGTGCCCAGCGTGACCGCTTCCCAGTCAACCTTGACGGCAACCACGTAGCGCCCTTCGGGGAGCGCGAAGTCCTTCGACTCGACGTAGTTGAAGCGCGTGTCGGTGAGTGGCGTGTTCTCGCGCTCGACCCAGATGCTGTTGTCGGCGTGCAGCACCATGTGCTTGAAATTCAGCGTCGCGATGTCGGTGTGCGCCGTCGTGCCCAGCATGATCATCGCGTGATCGCGCGCCTCCCCCTCCGCGCCTGGGCTATCCGGCCCCGGCACCTGCACCGTTCCCCAGGCCTGGTGATCGGCGTTGTAGACAAAGAACTGCTGCTTGCGCGGATCGGCGGATCCCGTGCTCCGGTAGACGATCTGCGGGATGAAGATCGAATTCCAGCGTGGGTGCCAGAGCGTGCGCGCCACCAACGAGCGCCACGAATCGTCGGGCACGTCCTCCCGCCAGGCCTTGTGGATCGCGGAGCCGATCGGCTGTCCGGGGCCGAGGTAGATGTTGTCAAAGCTCGCGTAGCACGCCCCCAGCGGCGTCTCGTCGGCCCACGGCGAGGTGGCGAGATTCACGACGTTGCCCGTATCGATGCAGCCGTGGGCGCCGATGTAGTTCCGCGTGAACGGCGGGATCTGCCCGGTGGGCGAGAGGGCGTACGTCCCGGCCCGCGTGAAGACGCCCAGCGCATTCGCCTGCAGGAGCGCGAGCGCGTTGATGCCCGAGAGGGCGTCATCGAGCGCGCCGAAGTCCGCGTCGTTCGAGATGTCGGGCGTCCAGACGGTGGTCGAGTCCGCTGCCGAGATACGCACCGTACGGACATCCCCCTGCGAATCCCCGACACAGGCGGCGATCAGATGGCCGGCGAACGACGCGAGATGCGCGCAGCGGAAGGTCGCCTTCTGCCCGGTGAGCGTCGCCCAGGTCGCGCCGCCGTTCCACTGCCCCATGGAGAAGCCGGTGCTCGAGCCGGGCGGGCCGCCCGCGCCGACCGTGAAGACGAACCAGCCGTTCAGAAACGCGGACTGCACCGCCACGTAGCCACCCGCGTACGTGACCCGCGTGCCGACGCCGTCCCACGGGATCTCTGTCGGCGTCACGAAGCTGGGCGTCCCCTGACACTTGTAGAGATGCACCGGCAGGTTGGCCCCGCCCACCCCGAACTCGTAGGTGAGGAAGAGCAGCGGCATCTCCTCGTCGTAGGGCTGATTCAGGATGCCGAAGATCGTCTGCGGCGGGCTGAAGGTATAGGAGCTGGGGAGCAGGAGGTCGTAGGTCGGGGCGGTCGCGGCGCTCTCTTCGTCAGGCACGAAGTTCAACGCCCGTCCCCACTGCGAGTCCTCGATGGCGGCGGGATTCACCCGATAGTTGAGCCCACCACCGAAGGTCGCCACCACCGTCCATTGCCGCATCGCTCACGGGCCCCGCTCTGTCGTGCCTCCCGCGAGCATCGTGTTCTTGTCATCGAGGATCACGCGGGCGAGCATCCCCTCGAACATCTGCCGCCACGTCTGCGCCCGGTCCTCTTCGTGCAGGTAGGCGAAGGCGTCCGCGAGCGCCCCGTAGCGGACGACGTGCGGGTAGCGCAGCGTGAAGAAGTTGGCGCGTACCGGGTCGTTCAGCGACGGCACCCGCATGTAGTAGTCGAGCACGATCTCCAGATCCTGTGACGGCACCGGCAGCAGGTAGAGGCATTCCTTCCAGATCGCGTACTGCACCGGCCACCCGATGGGCGCCCCGGGCGGCGCCACCTGCGGATACTCCGGATCGCGCAGCCCCTCGACGGGCTTTTCCGAGCGGAGCCACTCCTGCCGCAGCGTCTTCTCCATGTAGGCGAGCAGCGGCACGTCGCCCGTGTCGGTCTTCTGGTAGACCGCGCGCTGCGCCACGAAGTCGAAGGGCAGGCTGATGAACTCGGTGCTCGCCGGGTAGGCGAGCGGGATCGAGGTCGCTTCCTGCCCTCGGAAGAGGTGCGCTTCCTGCATCAACGCGATGGCGCCGTTGATGCATTCGTCGCAGATCGGATCCGGCAGGACGGCGGCGTTATGATGCGTCGCCGTCCAGGTGCGGAGATCGTCGCGGAGCTCACCCAGCGTCGCCATGGCGTGCGGCCGTGCGCCCGCCGCAGCGCCCGCTGGGCGTCAGACGGGCGACCGGCGGTTCAGTCCTCTCCGAGTGGGGTCGACCGTGCGGGCTGCACTTCCGGCCCCCGGCCACCCCGGTTCGAGTCGAACGGGCTCGAGGGGTTCTCCGGGGCCGCGTCCTGATCCGCCGTCAATGCCTGATCTTCGGGGACCGCGTTCGTGCCGGTGCCGTCGCCCACGTTGCGTGCCATTGCGGCCTCCTCACATGCCGAGCACGACGAGGCGCAGCGTGCCGCCGTTGCCGATGGCGGCAGCGGTGAGCGCGACGCCCGTCGCGTCGTAGAGCATGATCTTGTTCGTCTTGCCGTCCCAGATCGCGGTGAGCGGGACGAAGGCATTCGCGGAGGTCCACCCACTCGCGTGGATGACGGCGAGTACCTTCGAGAACCCCATCCGGCGGAAGTCGCTCGAGTCGAGCTGGATCGTGCCGGCGGGATTGATGACGCTCGCCGCCGTGGTGAGGCCCATGTCGAGCACCGACAGCTTCGCCCCGTTGTTGATGTTGAAGATCCGGCGACCCTGATCGATGGTCGCCGTGAAGGTCGCGTTCCCGCCGAGTGCCATCTCAGGACTCTCCCTTCTCCTCCTTCGGCGGCACCTGATCCGGATGCGGCAGATCCTGGGGAGGCGTCGGCGCGTCGTTCGGCGGCGGATCCGGAGTCCCCCGGCGGAGAATGCCTTCCGGCGGCAGCTCAGGGGCCTCCTTCTCGTCCTTCTCCTCGTCCTCGTCGTCGGGCGGGAGATGCTCTTCCTCGCCGTGATGCTTCTGACTCTTTGCCATGATCAGCCTCCAGAACGCCCACGGACGTAGCCACGACATCGCTCCTCCTCCGTCGGAGGACGGGGGGACCGCGACTTCGGCGCAGGCGACGCGTCGTCCATGAACTCGTCCCAGTCGGATTCCGGCACGTCCTCGGTGGTCACGTAGAAGGCGTTGAAGCCGTTCGACTTGTTCACCTGGGCCGGGGTGGTCTGCTTGTTCCAGCGCATGCCGGTCGACCGCCGTTCGTCGTCCCCGTTCGGGCCCGCCGCCATCGGCTCAGCCTCCGTACTCCCGCACGCCCTTCAACCGCGCATGCGCGCTCTGGAGCGGGACGGTCGACGGCGAGTTCGCATCCGGGGCGGTGCCGGTGCAGTGGACCTCGAGGCCGCACTCGGTGAGGAACTCGTCGCGGGACGCGTCCTCCCCGGGCGACTGGCGGTTCCGGAGAAAGCGGGTGTCGTCCAGGAAGCGGTACACCAGCTTGTCGGGATCGATGACGAAGAGATCGTAGCGCCAGGTCGGATTGTCGGTCATCAACGGGTGGTTGTAGAGGAGCAGCGTGCCGAACGGGGTGATGTACCGCATCAGGTGGAACCCGTACGTGTCGTCGGTCGGCGCCAACTCGATGCGTGCCTTGTTCTTCGCGAGCTCGTTCAGGACGAGCAGCGCGCCGCTGCCGGCGAACGCGAGCTTCTCGCGCGAGCCGTAGCGGAAGGCGACCTCGAGGAACTGATCCCAGAGTTTCTCCGTCAACGAGCCCGGCGGGTTGAACTGCGTCAAATCGGTGTTGACCGACATCGCGGCGGTCGTGACCGGCGGCAACCAGTTCAAGAACCCGCGCGTGGTCCGCAGCGGCTGTCCCGCCGAGGTGATGTCGAGCGGCGCGGTGCCGCCGCCGCCGACGGAGATGATCTCCTCGCGCTCGCCAAAGAGGAAGGCTTTCTCCAGCTCGATCGAGTGGATCTGGAGCGCCTCGCGCTTCGCCTCCCGATACGGGCCCTCGTCGTCGTAGCGGAGCCGCGTCTTCCGCGCCGTGCGGGTGAGGGCGAGCGGTGTGCGGAAGATCTGCGTGAAGTTGTACTGCCGGACTGGCTTGTAGGCGATGGCGTTCCCGAGGAGCGCGCCTTCCGGGTTGCCCGTGCCGATGATGACGAGCGCATCGCCCGTGCCGATCGCCCCGCCCGTGATCGCGGGATTCGACACGAACTTGTCTCCGATGTCCCGGCGGACCCGGATGCTGGTCGCGGTGACCGCGAGGACCAGCATCGCTTCCTCCGTCTTCTCGTTGAAAACGACGTGGCCGGGCTTGTAGATGGAGACGTCGTTGGCGACGCTGCCGTCGGGAATCATCTTCAAGTACGCGTCGGCCGTCTGCCCAGCCGCGACGCTCGCATCGTCGGCGGGCGCATCCGCCGCGCCGGCCCCGCGAATGGTGCCCCGCTGGATCGGCAGCCCCTTCTCGAACCAGTGATACTGGGGGTCGTCGGTCGGCTGATCCTTCAGCTTCGACATGAACGCCGTCAGCGGCGCGTCCCCGTTCGGGAAGTACAGCAGGATCCCCTGGCGCCAGTTTTGCGGACGCTCGACGCTCGTGAACGTCCCCGTGCCTCGCATGCCCAGAACGGCCATGTGCTCCCTCCGTCCGGACGCGCGGGCAGGCGCGACCTCTCCTCAAGGTTGGTTCGCTACCGCGCCAGATCGAGAATCTCGGCTGTGAGCTGCGTCTGCGCGGACGGATTGCCCGGTCGGGCGGCACCCGTCCCCATCTCTCCGAACGCGGGACGGAGTCGGGACTGGAGCGTCGGCCGGGGCGCGGCATAACCGTTCCCCGTCGCGCCATAGCCCGCTGCGCCCAGCGAGACGTTCACGTTGTAGACCTGCCGCAGATGATTCACGGTGCGGGCGGCGACCTCGCGTTGCGCGGACTCCCAGTCGAAGCGCGGCGCCTGCGCCTGCTCTGCCGCCACCTGCGCGGCGTAGTGCTGCACGATGACTTCGTGGTCCGCGAGTTCGGGGAACGCGGTCCAGAAGGCACTGTGCATCTGGCCCGCCCGCTGCTCGACCACCTGCGCCTGCTGCCGGACGCCCTGATCGCGCTGGTAGTACTGAACGAGTCGTCGCTCTGCCGCCTGGATCGCAAGCAGTGCGGTCGCCTGCAGCGCGCGGGTGACGATCTGCGCGCCTTTCGCGCCGCCCTGGAAGACCTCGATCAAGTCGTCTTCGCTCACCTGCAGGATGTCGAGCACTTCCTGCAGGACGGGATCGACCTGTTGCTGCGGCTGCTGGGCCGCTGCCTGCTCCATCGCGGCGGCGGCGCGGAACTGCAGCTCCCGCTCGAGCAGCCCGCTGCGCTGCTGCTGAATGGTCAGCTCGCGGCGCAGTTGTTCGATCTCCGTCCGGGGATCGAACGCGGGGGCGGCGGCGGGGCTGGGGGTGGGGGGAGCACCCGGCGCCACGCCACCACCGGGGAGGTCGGGTGCGGACGGTGGCGCGGACGGTTGCTGCGGAGGCGGCGCACTCGGCGCCTCCTCGGAGGCTGGCGTGTCGCGAACAGGATCGCTGAAGCGCGACTCCGATGGGCCCAGCGACTCGACCTCGCTGGTGAGATCGCCGCTGCCGCTTCCGGTGTCTTCGGCGGCTGCTGCTCCACCACGTCGCGCCATGACCCCTCCTCACGGCAACGTGGGCAGACGCGCCTGTGGATCTCCTGTGGACAACGCCCGTAGCAAACGCTACATGCGCCGTCAAGGCACGGAAAAACCAGGGCTGTGCCTGAACAGCACAGAGTGTGAACAACGGTGATCGAAAGCGACCAACCCAGCAGCCTGGGCAGAGACTGATGGGCGTCGCGTGACAGGATCGGGCGGGCGGACACCAACAGCCGCCCCCGGCTGAATCCCCCCGCCCGTCCGATCCTTTTCTCCAACGAGGCGGTGATGGCGACGGATGGCAACGGTGACGGCGAGGAGCCGAAAACCCCGACGCCGCTGCCGCTCCGTCCCCGCGAACGGCCGGCGCTTGCGAGCGCGCCGCCCCCGATTCCGCGCGATCCGCGTGGGCGCCTCGGCACCCAGCGCGCCGCGTTCCTCACGACCTACTTGGGCGTGCTCCAGGAGCCGGACGTCGTGAACCACGTCCGCGCGATCCTCTCGACGGGCAAGGCCTCCGACGTCGCCGCCGTGCTGAGCGCGCTCGTCCGCGTGCTCATCCCGGCCGAGAAGGGGTCGGGCTCCCCGGTCCAGATCAACCTCTCGCACGGCGTGCCCCGGCCGCCGGTCGACGTGACCCCCCCGTGAGCGCCGTCCCGCTCATCGGCCCCACGGGCCAGCCCTACATCCCGAACAGGAGCCAGGCGCCGTTCCACGCCTCGCCCGCGAAGTACAAGCTGCTGCTGGGCGCCGCCGGCAGTGGCAAGACCGTCAGCCTGGTGGTCGAGGATCTGCTCCTCGCGCTCGAGTACCCCGGCTCGACCGGCGTGATCTTCCGCCGCTACTACCCGTCGCTGCGCGATACGACGAAGCAGACGTACTTCGATTGGATTCCGCGCACGCTCATCCGCCGCGAGTTCAAGAGCGAGGGCCGGGAAGAGGTCGAGCTGCACAACGGGTCGCGCACCTTGTTCCGCGTCCTCGATGACTACCGGAAGCTGGGCTCGATGGAGTTCGACCGGATCGCCATCGATGAGGCGATCGAGGTCCAGGAGCGCGAGTTTCTCGCGTTGATCGCGCGTCTCCGTGGGCAGCGGGGCCCGCGCCGGCTCTTCGCGGCGACCAACCCGCCCGACGAAGATCACTTCCTCCACCGCTGGTTCGTGGATCAGGCGCGGCCCGGGAAGGAGGTCTTCCACTCCTCCACGTACGACAACGCGGAGCACCTCCCGGCCGACTACATCAGCGAACTCGAGCAGTATCCCCCCGCGTGGCGCGAGAAGTACCTCCACGGCCAGTGGGGCTACCTGCCCGAAGGCTCGCCCGTGTTCGACGGCTTCGACCCGCAGATCCACGTCACGCAGCTCGAGCCCATCGTCGGCCTCCCGGTCATCCGGGGCTGGGACTTCGGCTACGTCCACCCGGCATGCGTGTGGCTCCAGCTGCTGCCGTCGGGCCACGTCCGCTGGCTCCACGAACTCATGGGCTCGAACGAGGAGCTGCGGCTCTTCGCCGCCCGCGTACTCGCGGAGACGAAGCAGCACTTCCCGCACGCGAAGGTCTTCGAGGACTACTGCGACGTCGCCGGCACGTACAAGAACGACAAGTCCCCAACGTCCGTCCAGATCCTCCGGAACGAGTTCAAGCTCGAGCCGTACGCCCGGAAGTACGGCATCGCCTACACGATCGAGCGGCTGCGCGGATTGCTCCGGACGAAGGTCGACGGCATCCCGCTGCTGCAGATCGATGAGCGGTGCCGGATCTCGCGGCGCGGCTTCGCGGGCGGCTACGCCATCGACTCCAAGAAGGACGAGCCCGCGAAGGACGGCTTCTACGACAACATGATCGATGCCGGACGCTACGCCATCACCGCCATCACGCACGGCTTCGGGACCGACGTGACCGCGCAGAGCTACCGGGGCAAGCCGCTGCCGGATTGGCGTCCCGCTGCGGGGATCTGAGGGGGAGGGCGCGCGGCCATGATGACGCGGGAGCTCGCGACGGCACTCCAGCAGGAATTCTCCCCGCTCCAGGACGAGATCGTGCCCTTCTGTATGCGCCGGCTCGACGTCGCGAGTGACCAGTGGTCGAAGCGGTACGAACGCTGGCGGGAAGCCGAACGCCTCTACCGCGCCTACCGCGTGCCCGACCAGCAGGACCAGAAGACGCGGAACGCGTCGCTCACCGAGGGCGTCGAGAAGATCGTCATCCCGTACTCGTACGCGACGCTCCAGTCGATCCTCGCGTTCTTCATGTCGATCCTGACCGAACGCCAACCGATCATTCCCGTCCGTGGCGATGGGCCGTGGGACGTGTCACCCGCGCAGAACATGGAAGCGATCTTGCATTACCAGATGGAGAACATGCAGCCGTGCGGATCGCTGATCATCTTCCAGTGGCTACTCGATGCGTGGCGCTACGGCGTCGGCATCGTGAAGAACCTCTACACCGTGCGGGAGTGGGTGGATCTGATCCGCACGTTCTCGACCGACCCGCTGAGCGGGCAGATGGTCGATCAGCTGGTCGAGACGGACGTCACCGCCTACGAGGGCAACGAGGCGATGAACATCTCGCCGTTCGACTGGTTCCCCGATCCGGGCCGACCGATGAGCGAGTTCCAGCGCGGCGAGTTCGTGTTCCACGAGATGCGGCGCTCCTGGACGGAGATGCTGCAGCGGGAGGCGGAAGGCCTCTACGTCGGCGTCGACCTCATCAAGAAGGGGTACACGGGCATCGGGAGCCGCAGCGAGAGCATGGGATCGCGCGACAACTCCGACATCGGCCGCATCGTCGGCCTCGATACGAGCGGCGCCGACGACAGCGATGTGCGGCGTGGCGGCATGGAGGGCACCAGCCAGAAGTACCCGACGCTCCACGAAGGGTGGATGTGGCTGACGCCGAAGCAGCTCGACAAGCTCCATCTGACCCCGTTCGTCCGCCCCGCGAACACGCCGCGCCTCTGGGTCTTCACCATCGCGAACCGCTCGCGCTGTATCCGCGCCGAACCGGCGAACCTCCCGGGGCGCCGCTTCCCGTTCGAGATCACGGAGCCGAACTACGACGTCTACTCGCCGTCGAACATCGGAATCATCGAGACGACCCGAGGGCTCCAGTACCATCTCAGCTGGCTCTTCAATGCCCGCATGATGGCGGTGCGGAAGACGCTCAACAACGAGCTGGTCGTGGATCCCTCCATGATCGAGGAAGCCGACTTGCTGGATCCTCGACCGGGCAAGCTGCTGCGCTTGACGCGCGCCGCGCAGAATAGCGGGTTGATCGACAAGGCGGTCTTCCCGCTGCCCGTGGTCGACGTCACCGCGTCCCACTCGATCGATTCGAAGAACGTCCGCGAGATCGGGGAAGAGGTGACCGGCGCGTCGCGCCTCTTGATGGGCCTCGCGAACACCGGCCGGCGCGCGGCGACGGAGGTGCAGGCGCAGACGCAGCTCTCGTCGGGACGCATGAAGATGCTCGCGGAGATCTTCGTCTCGCAGGGCATGCGCCCGTGGTCGCTCCAGATGTCGCGGAACACGCAGGCCTTCATGGTGAACTCGCTGAACGTCCGCGTGCACGAATCGCTGGCCCGCGTGCTGGGCGCGCAGTCGCTGCAGGTGAATCCGCAGATGCTCCAGGGGAACTTCACCTTCCCGATCCTCGAGCAGGGTACGCCGACCGACCAGATGATGGAGCAATCGGTCTGGCGGGAGATCTTCACGACCGGCATGCAGACGGGCGCGGCGGCATCCGTGCTGCAGTCGATGAACTGGTTCGCGGTCTTCGGACGATTCCTGAAGACGATGGGGATCCGCAACATGCAGGACTACCTGCTCCCCGGCGTCCCGAACCCGCAGCTGCAGGTGATGCCCGACGCCCAGGTGGCGGCGCAGGCGCAGCAGGGGAACCTCGCCCCCGCCGGCTACACGGAGCCGTCCGTGTCGAGCGACGGCTTCCCGCAGTTCCCGAACGCGGCGAGCGGGAACGGCGCGCCGCCGGGGATCTGATGGCGGCGCTCCTCACCGATCTAGGGGACTTCGACCCCGTGTTCTTGGCAGACCCACGCGAGCTGGTGTCTGCCGCTGTGGATGTGAATGTCCTTCTGCAGCTGGTTCGCGAAATCCTTGTAGTGCGTGGCACAGTGCCAGTGCCCACGGTTCGTATCGCACTTCGGCCCCACCACCACCTCACCACCATGGCGCGGGAGGATGTCCCCCTCCTGCACCACGGTCAGGACTTGGGTGTTCTTCATCGACTCTTCTCTTTCTCCGGCAGAGGAGCGCCACCATCATTTCAAAGAACTGGTAGCATTGTATCATAACGAGACAGCAATGTCAACTGGGTGTGATTAAGCATGCGCTGGTCACCGGGCCCGATCAGCCCGAACATCGAGGACCGTCGGTTCGAGGATCCGGAAGCGAAGCTCGCGCAGGCCATGAACGCGGCACGCGCAGGCGACATCGGCGGCTGGCAGGAGCTGCCGCCGTGGATGTGGCCTGACGACGTGCAACTCCAGCAGGCGGCAGTCCAGCGTGCGCTCGACCGGCTCGCAGGCGCGCCATGAAGATCAAGCGCGAGGACATCGAGCGCACGTTCGACCGGCTGTCAAAGACCGGCGATCTCGATCTGATCGTCGCGATCCTGCAGGACGCCGCCGCGCTCGTCCGCGACGAGCTGCTGAAGAAGCTGTCGACCTTTCCCGTGGCCGACACGACCGACTTCGCCGCGTTCGCCTACCGGCAAGGGTGGCTGCGGGGCCTCGAGCAGGTGATCGCGCTCCTCGACCCGGCCCGCATCCGCGCGCTCGAGGCCGCGCAGCGCGATCTCGTCCAGGAGATCGTCAGGTTCAACGAGGAGGAACTCGGATGACACACCGGAAGGGTGGGTGAGGTGCCCGATGGCGGTCCATCGAGAGTACTTCTACGACAACCTGCGCTGCTACCTCTTCAAGTCGTTCACCCAGCAACAGGTCGATGGGCTGAACGTCTTCCTCGACTGGTACGACACCGAGAATCCGTCCCTCCCGCAACGCTACCATCTCGGAGATCGCGAGTTCGCCTACATCCTCGCGACGACCTACCACGAAACGGCCTTCACGATGGCACCCGTGAGCGAGTACGGCGGTGAGGCGTATCTGAAGGGCAAGCCGTACTACCCCTACTACGGGCGCGGGTACGTCCAGCTCACCTGGCAGGAGAACTACCAGAAGCAGGACGAGAAGCTCTCGCTGGCCGGCGAGCTGGTGGCGAAGCCCGACCTGGCGCTCGACCCCGCCATCGCACTCGAGGTGATCATCGAGGGCATGTGCGACGGCGACTTCACCGGGAAGAAGCTCGCGGACTACTTCACCGACAGCGACACCGATTTCTACAACGCGCGCCGGATCGTCAACGGCACCGACTGCGCGTCCACCATCGCGAGCTACGCGGAGAAATTCTTGAACGCCATCGCGCATACGTGAGGAGGATCCCCCATGCGGACGTTCGGACTGCTCCTGCTGCTCGCCCGGCTCGCCTCGGCTGCCACGCTCGATCTGACGGCGCAGGCCCAGGGACAGCTCGCGACCGCGCAGACGGCCACGGGCGTCAGCGCGAACGAGGCCGATTTCGGGGTGTCGGGGCGGCGCGGAGCGGCGCTCTTCCAGCTCCGCAATACCGCCGGCACGGCGACGGTCGAGTTGCAGGTGAACTGTCTCCCCGGCACGGCCGACTACGCGGTGATCCCGAGTTCGTCCACGGCGCTCACCGTGAGCAGTGCCGCGCTCGACGTCGTGCGACCGGGGTGCCGCTACCGCAGCAACGTCACCGCGTGTAGCGGCTGCAACGTCACGGTGACGGTGACGAGCATCGCGCAGTGAGCCGCTGGCCGCTCCTCCTATCGCTCCTCGCCGCAGGCGTGGCTCTTGCCTCGGTCGGGAGCGGCCCCGCGTCCCTCCAGCGGTTCGCTTGTACGGGACCGGCGTCGATCCATCCGGGGCCCGCGTCCATCGGCGGCTGCGTCGTGACGACGACGACGACGCTGCCAGCGGTCCCGCAGGTGTTGCCGGTGGCAGGGAATGCGGACGTCAACTGTCCGACGACCATCCCGACGCAGACCGGCAGCTTGTCCTTCGTGAACATGCTCATGGCGTCGCGGACCTGTGCCACCGGAGCCAACCCGAACGGGTACGATGTCACGGCGTTTTCGGCCTACATCGGGACGGCCGCACCGGGCAGCAATCTGCGGTGCTCCGTCTGGACCGCGCCCGCTGGGTACGTCTCCGGGACGACGGCGATCCCGAAGGTGGCAGCCGGCTGCGATAGCGCGCCGTGGGCGAGCACGGTGAGCCCGAATGCGTTCGTGCAGATGACGGTACCCGGCCCCTGCCATCTGGCACCAGCCACACGCTACTTCATCGGCTGCAACCAAGATAATACGGGCATCTCGCAGGCCTACCTCACGCCCTGTGGCTCCAACTGTGCGGAACAGCGGACGGGCACCACGTATCCCGGCCTACTCGATCCGTGGACGGCGACCTCGACGGCGGGTGGAGCGATGGCGTGTTACCTGACGGTCACGCCGACGCCCTAATGCAGCGGCGGCGCATCGGCCGGATCGTCGTCGTCACCGGAGAAGGCGTGCGCCTTTTTGAGCAGGACCCTTCGACACCATCAACGCACTCAGTCCTTCCGCATGCGCTCCAGTGTCTCCTGCGCCACCTGACGCGCGGTCGCGAGGAAGGCCTGCCGGAACTCCTCATCCGCCCAAAGTTCGCGGGTGACTTCCTCCGTCGCGCGGATCGCCTGTCCACTCAGCCACGTCGCGAGCGCCCGCTCGACACTCTCGGTGATCAGCCGGTCCATCGGCGTCCGAGACGCCCCATTCTTCCGCCGTGCCATCAGGCGTCTGGCACCAGACGCCAGAGGGCGTCGAGGTCGATGGCGGGCCCGACGACCGGCATCACGATCCCGGCGGTGGCGAGCAGCACCCGCCCGTATGTCCAGCCCTGCCCGGTTGCCCGCTGTCGCAGATAGACCTCGAACACGCGGTGGATCGGTTCCAGCGTCCAGTAGTGTGGGACGCCGAACGCGCAGTACTCGATCAGCTTCTGCGTCCGGTCGCGCTGCACGTCACGCGGACGGGGCGACACCACCTCCACGATGAGGTCGGGCACGGCGCGCATCTGGCCGTCCCACGGCACCGGCTGCCCGCTCCACCACGCGATCAGATCGGGCTCGCGCACGTCGTAGTCCCCGAGACGGAGGTCGGGATTCGCCCACGTCCCGCCGCCCTTGGCGCGGGCCCACGGCTCCAGCACGTTCTCCAGTGCTCGCAGCATGATCTGGTGCCGTCGACTGGGCATCTCCCCCTCCACCACGACCCCGCCCACCAGCTCGAGATCAGTGCCGGGTGCCCGATCCTCGCGCTCGCTCTCCCCGAACGCGGCCTCGAACTCGTCTGCCGTCATGCGCTGCGGCTGCGGCTCTGCGGTCGCCATGGCGGGCAGGATATGTCAACCGCGTGCCGGTTGACAATCAGCGATAGACGCCGCCGCCGGGGGCCGCTTTCGGGTCGTCCCGCACGCTGGAGACGGAGCGGTGGCGCGGGCAGCGATAGACGACGACGCCGGGACGGAGCGGGTTCGGATGCGCGTACGCACGGGTGCGGAGGCTCCCGCACACGTCGCACGCGGCGCTGCCGACGACCGTCGGATGCGGGTCCAGCACCGGCCGGGGCGTCGGCGCCCGGCGGACGTGCGCCGGGGCGGTGACGGTGCCAAGCGCCTCGTCGTCGTCCGTCATGCCTCCCCACGCGGGATCACGTCGGCCAGCAGGGACATCGCGTCCCAGTGCGCCTGGAAGGTGGCGGCGCAGAGGATGGCGAGCGCCGTCGCCTCGTCGTCGTCGGCGGCGAACGCCCGGATCAGCGCATCGCCCCGATGCGGATCGCACCAGCGCGTGCCGCGCTCGATCTCCGTCACGTCCGCGAGCGAGAGCCCCGCCCGCCGCGCGAGCGTCGCCCGGTCCCACATGCGCGCCCGCCGCAGGCGCGTCACGGCACGGCACAGGGCGTCCATCCGCGTGTGATCGTAGCACGAACATGGTACGCTCCGAGGGCAGGGATGGCGCGCCTCCGATCCTGCCTCGCCGCCGTGGCACTCGCGACGTGCCCGCTGGTGCCGATTCCGTCGAAGCGTGCGCTGTGCCAAGCGGTCTGTCAGCCGCTCGCCGCCTCCGTCTGCGCCGCCCTCACGGACGGGGCGCAGAAGCGATGCGTGCGCGGCATCACGAACATCTGCGTCCAGACCGATCCATCCGCGTGCCCCGCCCCGGTCGGTCCCGCAGGCCCCCCTGGACCCCCCGGAGCCACCGGGCCACCCGGTGCTGTCGGTGCTGTCGGTCCCACCGGTCCTGCCGGTCCCACCGGTCCTGTGGGTCCGCTCGGCACGCCTGGGATCGCCGGCATGCCTGGCGTCGGGGGACCGGTCGGCGCGACCGGACCAGCGGGGCAGGACGGACCACCGGGGCCCCCCGGCGCGATGGGCACCCCCGGCCTCGCTGGCGCGACGGGCGCACCGGGGGCGACGGGACCGACCGGCCCCGCGAGTCCCCCGCTCGCCGTCACGATCCGACAGGTGTCCCAGACCTTCGGTCGCGCGCAGTCGGGACAGCTGATCACCGTCACCGTGCCCTGTGCGGCGGGCGAGATCGTGCTCGCGGGCGGCGTCGTGCCGACGATTGCGGGTGGCACCGCCACAGACATCTCGCGCGTGCACCTCCTGGTTTCCGGGCCCGCGAGCGCGACGGCGTGGACGGCGGCGAGCACGATCACGAGCACGCTCTCGCAGACCGCGAATCTCACCTACGTCGCGTTCGCGTTATGCGCGCCGTCGTCCTGAGTCTCGCCGTCGCCACCTCGGCGCTCGCGAGTCCGCAGTCGGTGCTCACCGACACGATGGGCCGCGCCTGCGTCCAGGTGCGCGGCTCCTTCTCGCTCCTCGGCACGGCGCTCGGACAGGACGCCGCCATCGCGATCACGAACGGCCCCACGGCGCTCGCGTCGATGAGTGGAGCCATCGACTCGAGCATGAGCGAGCTGGGCCCGATCTTCCTCGATCACCCACAGACGCTGGGACGCGGGCGGATCAACCTGAACCTGCTGGGCCAGACCTCCGCGCTGACCTCGTTCGACGGCATGTCCCTCGATCCGCCAGCGCAGACGGTCGTCTTCGGTCCCCCGCCGGTCGTTGCCGCCCGCCTCACGTACGACGCCCGGATCCGGCAGGCGGCGGTGGGGCTCGCGCTCTCCTACGGGCTGCTCGACCGGATCGATCTGAGCCTGCTCTTCCCGCTCGTCTTCACCCGTGTCGCCGTCACCGCCACCAAGCAGGTGACCGACGCGCTGCAGACCGGGCGCTTCGTCCCCGTCCACCAGCCCGCGATGACCGCAAGCGGCGCGGCGTCGGCGTTCTCGCAGGGCGATCTCACCGTGCGCGGCAAGTACGGGTTCTGGGATGCGCCCGTCGCGCTCGCCGCCACGCTCGCCGTCCAGTTCCCGACCGGCGTGCCGGAACTGCTGACGGGCACCGGGCACTACTACGTCGATCCCGGCCTCGCGGCCTCCTACCCGTTCTGGGGCGGGCGCGCGGAGTTGAACGCCTCGCTGGGCATGCTGATCGACGCCTCCCAGCTCTCGTTCTCGAAGGTCAGCTACGGCATCGGTGCGAGCGCCATCGTCGTCCCGCAGCGCCTCGGCGCCGTGCTCGAGGTCTTCGGCCAGAGCGACGTCGCCGCGCATCTCAACCCGCAGGACACGGCCGTGCTCACCCTGCTCTCGAACCGCACGCTCGCGCAGCAGCCCGCGCTCAATCTCTTCTTCACCCGCACGGATCAGGTGAATCTGTCGGTCGGGCTCCGCGCTCCCGTCGCCGCCATCGGCTCGCTCAGCGTGCTCGTCTTCGCGACCGCCGTCATCCCGCTGAACGACCAGGGGCTGCGTCCCAGCGGCGCGTTCCTGACGCTGGGGATGGGCAGCACCTTCTAGACCTCCCACCGCTTGCGGATTCGGCGCGCGATCTCGCGGTGCGAGGCGAGCGCCTCCTCCTCGGAGCCGTAGCGGAGCTGCGTCGTCGTCTCCCCCGGCGCGCCGGGAACGGGGAACTCCAGCTCCGGATGGCTCTGGAATTCGTGCCCGGACGGTCGCAGGACGTGCGTCTCGATCTCGCCCGAGAAGTACATCGTCTCGAAGAAGAGCGGACGCCCGCCGAACCCGTGGTCGAGGCCCAGCCACGCCGTCGAGAGCAGCGAGCCGTCGGGGAAGTCGGTCTGCGCGACGGTGCGGAGGAGCGGATCGGCCTCCAGCATCCGCGCCCAGGCGAGCGTCGGCCCAACGTCGCTGCCGTCGCCCGGAATCGGGAACCCTTGGCGGTCGTAGTAGCGCGGCCCCGGTCCCATCACCGGATCCAGCAGGCGCTCGTAGACCGACCCACGCACGCGGCTCGCGTGGAGATCGCAGAAGGCGAAGAGGGCGGCGCAGTCAGGCGGCGGTGGCATGTGCCACCGGCTTGAACCGCCGCACGCGCGGCCGGTGCCAGTACGGCGACGAGCACGTCGCCCGCGAGCAGCGCACCGGCAGCATCCCCGACCGGACGAACCACTGCCAGCCGCACCGCGCGCAGCAGAGCCACACCGTCCCCGCCGGCAGCGCCCGCTGCTTCGGGATGCTCGTCTTCCGCCACTGCGCCGTCGCCCAGAGCATGGTCTTGCAGCCGGGGCAGTCGCGCGGCTTCACGTCCGGGTCGGTCAGATGCCAGACGTAGGCGCAGACCTGGCAGCGCGTCCAGGGACGGATGACGGTCGGGGTGACGGGCGGGGTCATTGCCCCTCTCCTCTACCGGGACCGGGAATTTCGGGCAAGATCCCCCCGGATATTTCGGGTTGACGCCGCCGGATCTTTCGGGTCTGGTGTCCCGACATGTCCAGTCGGTTCCTCGCCATCCTCTTCACCATCCCACTCGTCGGCCTCGCCGTGCTCGCCGTCACCGCGCGTCCCGTCACCCCTCCTGCTCCCGCCACCACCCCCGCCCGCCCCAGCGTCGGCATCTGGCGCGTCGTCTGCCCGCCGTCGGGCTGGGGCTGGGGACCGTTCACCAGTCCCGACGCCTGCCGCAGCCGGCTCGAGTCCGCGCAGCAGACGTGCGCCCGGCCGCTGCTGGAGCCGCACAGCCCCAATCCCGACTTTGTCGCGCTCGCGCCGCTCTGCCGTGACGCGTTGAACGCGTCGCTGTGCTCCTGCGACTTCCAGCTCGTCGTCGCCCGCGTCCCGACTGCCGGGGAGTTCCTCGCCAGCCCCCCCACGCCGACCGCCGTGCTGTTCGGCCGTCCCTAGATTACTCGCAGAGGTTGTAGATCGAGAGGCAGCGCGGCGTCGGCAAGAGCGGCAGCTGGTCCTCGTCCACCGAGAGCAGATAGCGCGCGACGTCGTCCACGGTCGGCGCGAACATGCCGCGCCCATCCTTCGTCTTCACCGGCACGGAGCAGAACCGCTGCGGGATGTAATCCGCGCGGAACATCGTGCGCGGGGACTCGGAGACGCCCGCACTCTCGGTCGCGAGCCGCTCGACCCGCCGCAGCCGCTCGAGCAGCGCGGGATCGTGCTTGATCAGCACACGCAACTCGCGGTGGTTCACGAACACACACGGCCAGCAGCCGACTCTCCCCGCGCCGATTTTGTAGAGCGGATTCGGTTCGACCCCATGCCGCTTATGAATGGCGAAGACGTCGCGCACGGGCCAGCGAAAGATCGGCCGCACGATGGTGTAGCCGGGGCGGTAGTGCCCATCCACCTGGCCTTCGGGCACCTCCTCGCGCTCCAGCATCTGAGAGCGCGGCGCGGACTCCTCCGCACGAATCCCCTGGTAGAGCACCACGTCGTCCTCGAGGCCGGCGATGTACGCCCAGAGCGGGAAGATCTTCAGTTCCTGCGTGCAGAACCGCGTCGTCTTCCCCGGAATCATCCGGCGCTTCACGACCAGATCCTCGAAGCCCGCGTACGTGGATGAGCGCAGCACGGTCAAGTTCGGGAGCACGCCCGCCTCGAGCACGCCCCAGATGTAGCCGTACGTGAGGGCGTGCTCCCACGCGGTGTCCATGAAGACAACGGTGCACTCCACGCCCTGCTCGCGCAGCAGCAGCACCACCGCCGTCGAGTCCTTGCCGCCCGAGAAGGCGACAACGTGGCGCATTCAGTAGCCCGGCGGCGGCGGCTTCGGCTTCGGCGGCTTCTTCTTCACCCGCCCCGCCGCCGGCGCCTTCTTCTTCGCAAAGTCCTCGAGCTGCGCCTCGCTCATGCCCGTCTGCGTCTGCTTGCCCGCCCGCTTCCGCGCGAGCTCCGCGCCCATGAAGCGTTGCTGGCGATCCGATACCGCTGGCATCACCCACCTCCAAACGTCTCGCCCGGCGCGGTCGGCACGTCGAGCAACGTCGCCGCCGCCCGCAAGACCCGCGCCCGCGCCTCGCCGTCGAGCGGCTCGAGCGCGCGGGTCACCGCCTCGACGGCGTTCGCAATCTTCTCCGTCGCCCGCGCCCGCCGCCGCTTCCCGTTCCGCTCCGCCCGCGCCTCGTCGGTCATCGCGCCACCGGGTACGCTTGTAGACAAGCACTGTCCAGCCAGATTCGACACCCCGCGTGCCGCTTCCTGCCTGGACAGCACCCCGCTCGCATTCTACCTCTCCCCCCATGCGGCAGTTCGGGCTGTTCGACGGCAGTCCCCCGCCGCCCCCGTCCGACCCACTCGCCGTCCTCCGCGCCCAGGTCGAAGCCGAGTACGGCGGCCCCTCCAAACTCTTCGAGGCCTTCGTCGCCTTCCACCACGCCAACCCCGCCGTCCTCCCCCTCCTCGTCCGCTTCGCCCGCGCCGCTCACCAGTCCGGCCACACCCACTACGGCATCGGCGCCATCTGGGAACGCGTCCGCTGGCACCTGAGCATCGACACCCACGACCCTACCGGCCTGAAGCTCAACAACAACCACCGCGCCTACTACGCCCGCCTGATCGCGCTGCTCCACCCCGACCTCACCAGCCTCTTCGCCACCCGCCAGCTGGGGCAACCCCATCACCTCGTGTAACACTCCCCCCATGGCCGACCCCACCGTGCCCCCCCTCGCCTTCCCCTTCACCCGCAGCGGCTACGCCCACGTCCTCCTCGCCCGCACCGGCCCCTGGTGCCTCGTCCGCCGCACCTGGATCGAAGACGGCAACCCCCACCTCCCCCACTTCGAGATCGTCCGCCTCCGCCAGCGGGCCGAGCGACGATGGCCCGACGGGCGCGTCACCCCCGCCCTCGAAGCGTACCCCCCACCCAGCCGATGGGGTCGTGACGCGTGGTCGATGCCGACGCTCAGGCATGCGCGACAACGCTGGGAGGCCCTCCGGAGCACCGGGGAAGATCTGCCGGAATGGGTCAGCCTCGGAATTCCAGAGGACGAGGAAGGGTATCGGGCCTGGCAAGAGGGTCGCCTGCCTCCCGTAACGCGCTAAACGCGAAATAGAGGCATTGTGGTGCGGGGCACGGAGCGTCTCTGGACGTGCCGCGCCCGCACAGCCCGTGTCGGCGCGTGCCAGCCTGTGCTAGACCCCCCTCCGGGGACTCCGCAGGCTGGCGGCGCGGTGAGGACATGCCTCGCGGAGAGCGGATCGGCTGGTGGGGGCCGGTTCTGTTCTGTCCCTTCGGGACAGAACGGGCCCGTGCGGGTCGAAAAATCCGGCTGGCAAGTATTCCGGGGCGAGCCGTGCCGCCGTGGGTGGACCGTCATCCCGGGTAGGGCCACGCCTCAGAGAGGGGGACGCCATCGCCTCGAGGCCTCGCCGTTCCCTCGCCTCGAGGCATGCCCCTCGAGGTGGCCACCCGGTTGGGCAAGCCGCGTCTGATCCGGCATCAGACGCACCTAACCGCGAATCCCCTACCGTGGTGGGCGAATCCGCCTCGCCTGTCCGAGTTCGCTGTCCGATTGCGCGCTGGCTACCAGCTCACGGACGCCTCGCGCCGCGCCGCGCGGGGTCGCGTTCCGCCTGCGT